AAGTGGACAAAATATTGGATCTTATTTTTCTTTAGATCATTGGGCGCATAGTTTCTCCGTATGGAGAGGACTACTCGGCTGCCTTCTTCTACAGTTACAATGTAGGGCAATTTTATTCCTGTTGGCTCACCATTAGAACCAACTTCTTCGAAACCTTCTAGGTCAAGATTAACATGACACTCTAACAGAGTATACACAGGTTCTTGTTTACCTGTCTTTTTAGTTCCGTCTAATTCTTTTTCTTTTTTATCAAGATCATTTTTTTCTACATGACCTGGTGGTCCTAATTCTACATCTCTGTAGAAACCATTGACCTGTTGTTTTCTTAATTCGTTTTCTGATATTTTAATTACATGAATTACAGACTCTGCATCCTCGATACTTGTTGCAGTATATGGCACAACTAATTCATCTGCTGGCACAAACTTTGATACTGCTCTACCCATCGGCACATCGTAGTAAACTTTTTTAAATGTAGAACCTGCAAGGGGTAGATGAAATAACATCGAGTCAAACTCTGCCTCGTACTCTTTCATCTGATCCATAATCAGATAATTCATAAAATCTTTTACACGAACCGCTTGTTGCTCTGTCTGTGGATTTTTTACACCTATAACCTGTGTTCTAACTGGTCCATCTGCTGGTAATAATTCTTTGTATGCCTGTGCTTGAAACTGTGTTACTGCCTCAGCTAACACTGGGTGTGTTGCACCTGAAGCTCCTTGAAATGGCTCTGTTCTATTCTCGTATTTAAAACCAAGTAGATCTAATCCTGTGATATAGGATTGTTCCCATTCTTTTCTTGACGCCTTGTAGTCCATGTAGTTTTGAACCATCTCGTTTCCTACTGGTTCTAAAACATCATCAGGTAAAAGTTCTGCTAGATTATCAAAGTGTGATTCTGTTCCTGGTACGTTGATTGCACCTGGCTCGTAGTCTAATGTTACGCCACCATCCTCTTCTGGTATGACCTCGATCGGTCCTTTTTCTTCTACTGGTTCCTGAACAGCAACGTCTTGAATCTCCTCTTGTGAGGGAATCTTTTCTTGGTTTCTAGTGTTCGGGAGTCCTTTGTCTATTTCTGCCATTTAATACTCCTATCTCTTCCTAACATTTTTAAACGCTGCTGGCAACCCCTCGTCTCCATGTGGAGTGGGTCCTGATATCGGTGGAGGGCCTGATTTTTTACCAATCAATCCGCCATCTCTCGCACCTTCAAATGCAAGAGCAGATTGTTCGGCTCTTAACTGTTGTCTTTGTTCTGGTGTCATTGCTTGTAGTTCTCTAATTCTATCTCTACTAAATTTACCTGCTTGATATAAACCTTCACCAGCAAGAGTTGCAATACCAATAGGTGATGCTACTCTAGCTGCTCTTAACGCAAGTCTAGTTGGTAAACCTAAGTTTAAAACTTGTTGTATACCTTTTTGTAAAGCTCTATTTTTTATTCCCTTTGTTGCACCAATACTTGCTCTAACAAGTTCGGGTGCAAAAGCAGCTTCTGCTCCTAAAGTTAATCTGCCTCCTGGTGTAGTTAAATCTAATCCACCAAGTCCAGCGGTTGTAGCAAAAACTCCAGTTGGAGTTAAAAAACCAGCTTGTGCAGTTCTCCCTAAAAATTTTCCAGCATCAGTTAAAAGTTGTCTGTCAATAAAACCACCTTGACCTGGTCTTGATTTTGGTGGCACGACTCTTTGACCCTTAGTTAAAAACAAGCTAGGATTAATTTTAAAATTACTAGCTGATGTAGACAAATTAAATGTATCAATTGATTTTTGCATGTTAGGAAGAATTTTTTTTTCAACATCAATCGCGGGTGTTAATTCACTTCCATAAACTTTTCCCTCTATATTTACCCTTAATCCTAAATCATTTAAACTTTTTATTACATTATTTACAATATTTTTATTTGCACTATCTGTTTTACCTATATTATTTTTAATTAAATTTTTTGCTTTTGTAACAACACTTTGATTTGTTTTTGTGGGAGCTAGTTGTCTATTAATAGGAAACTCCACATTTTTCTTTTCAAGTTTTACATCTGTAATATGATCTATGCTCATTACTCCAACATCACTTTTAGCAATATTTTTTAAATAATTATTTTTTTCATCAAACGAATTAAAAGTTTTTAAAGTTATTGTTCCGTCTGGATTCATTCTTGAAAGAATTGCATTTGTAAGTTTTTCATTTTTAATAACTTCATCTGGAAATTTTCTATAATAATTATTTATTTGATTTACTAAATTGTCTTGTTGAGTGTTAATTAATTTTTCTCGAGGAGAAAGTTCTTTTCTTGCTTTTACTATTCTATCTCTTCTTCTTTGAGCAGTCTCTGCTGATTTAGTTTCAATTGGTAAATTTTCAAAACTTAAACCTAATTGGTCAGCAAAAAAAGTGTTCATTTTTCCTATTTTAGCTATGGTAAAATCATTTGCTTTACCAAAATATTTTTCAGCTAGTTGTTTAGTTGTTAAAACTCCAGGATCTTTATATTGAGTTCTTCTATACTTTTGTGCAAAGATTTTTCTTAAATCATTAAGATAATTATTTTTCATTTCTTCATTTGGAAAAGTAACATCTGAAACTTTTCCCACAATTTGACTTGGGCCATCGGTTAAAACAAAAGGTTGTTTTTTACTTATTGTTTTTTTTTGTTTTTTAGTTCTTGCTTCAAAATCTACTTTTTTACGACCTAGTTTTTTAGCCTCTGTTGTTGACAGAGTTTGGATATCACCAGCATCTACTCTATCTTTAATAAATTGATAATCAAATTTACCTTTTGTTTTAATTTCATCTCGTGTTGGTAATCTCTCATTTTTAATTTTAAAATCCTCAACAAAATTTTTTATGTCTAATATTCTTTGATTTCTAAAACTTAATTTTTTATCAGCATACCCCTGCCTCGTGCCACCAAAACCTGGTTGCACTAACATACCACCACCGGCCATGTCTTTTCTTGGATTAGCCACATTAAACCTGTCAAACATTTCTCTTTGTTCAACTTCAGGTTTTTTATTTACAATAATATCCTCTGCTTTGATAAATGGATTTTTAATTTTTTTTCTGGTTAGATGACCTAACATCTCTGAGTATTGTTTAGGATTTAATTTGCCTAACACTTTTAACTTAGACATTACTCTCCTAACAATCTAGCGATACCGCCTGATGCAAAGTCATCTGGTTCAGGAACATAATCACCCTGTCTTCTTGTAACAGCGTCTATCATCTCATCGCCACCCTCTGTTATGGCTTTAGCCTTATCTCTTCTTTTTTTGTTTTTTATAAATTCTGTCATAGTAGGTTTTTTACCTGTCGCATACTCTTTTAGTTTTGATACGTCTGAGTCTAGATCCCTGATACTCGTACCACCAACCTCATCGACCTCTATGTCAAAATCATCAGGACCTGATCGTCTGCCGACCGGACCTGACTCTGCTGTGGTAAATTCTGCTGTTGGTCTTGGATCACCCTCATCTGGTAATGGTTTTTTATATTGTAATTGAACCGGATCTTCAAAAACGTTTTTATCACTCTCATACTCGACCCTTACAGCACCATCGTCTACGTCTTCTGTGACTCGGACCACAGAACCATCGTCGAGTGTTTTCTGGTGAATAGATTGTCTCTCACCTGTTGCAAATCTTTTAGTGACATCGTCACCCTCTTTAATAACCTTGTTAACCAATGCATCGAACCATTCTGGTTTGCCAGCAACATCATCTGTTTTAATTATAGGAACCTGTTTGACCTTTTGACCTACTTTAGCTAATTTAAAAAACTTACCAACGATAGGCACAGCTGCCATACCACCAAGTAATTTTAAAAAAGTTCTTCTGGTCATGCCATCTTTAAAACCTGCACGTCCACCTTGTGCAAAGTCTTCCGGATCTAATTTACTTTCAAATCTTTTTTTAGATAATGCATCATACGCTTCACCATATAATCTTGTTCCCTCTAGGTCAGGAAGATCGTCATACACTTTGCCCATTCTTGTTGCCATCTCTTCCGCAACCAGATCTGCATCGACTCTTAAATCACCAGAGAATCCTGGTGATACATTATCGATTGCTTCTTCAATCATTTTCTGTCTTGCTCTTATTCT